ACCATGAGAAACCATTGTGTTAACTAATTTAGCTTGGAATGTTTTAATAACATCTTCTGGCACATCAGTTTCTACCGTATCCTTAATAGTAAACACAGCTTTAATATCAAGCTTAATATATCTATATTCTTCGGTCACCTTTTCCAAATCTTTTTTAGCTGAATCATCATTGGCAACTTTTTTAAATGCTTGAGCACTAGTTTTTGAATCTAAACCACCTTGATTTGGGATTTGACCATTAGGTGAAAGTGATGTTATTGGTGAAATAGGTGCATCGGTTAATGAACCTACAACATCAGAAGCACTATTATATCTTAAATTAGCTAATGTAATATTACCAGTAGGGTCCGACTTAGTTGCAAGACTACCCATAAATTCAGCATCAGTAGATGATTCAACACCAACACTAATAATTGTACCACCATTTTTTTTAATTTCATCCAAAGCATTTTTAATAGCTTGAATACCTTCTGGTGTCATAGTTGATTTACTAGTACCAAAAAGGTTAGTACCTTTAAACTTTATTGATAGTGTATCTTGAAACGCAACAATATGTGGTTCTTTATGTGCTTTAACTGTATCGCTTTTAACATCAACACTTTGAAGAGCAAAACCTTGAGCCAATGCTGTATTTAATTGATTAAGATTAGAAACCATTTTTGTTGTTATTTTAGTATCATCATCTTCTAAGTTTTTCAACACTTTTTCAGCATTAACTTTATTTCTTTCTGTTGCTTTTTTAACGGCAGCTTCTGGGTTTTTTACACCCTTTGATTTAAGAATATCGAAAATTTTATTTAAGTCATCTGGGTTTTTTAATTCTTGAGTTACCTGTTGAACAACTTCTGTGTTAGGCGAATTAACAACTTTTTGAGCCATGGCTTTATTATTACCAGTAAGACCAACACCAAGCATCATAGCAACAGCCATCACAGCGTTCTCAAGACGACCTTCTTCAAGTAAATCAGCTTCTGGGTTACCCTTTCCATTTAACATCACTCTAGCTTCGTTTAAACGTGTTTCATGCTCATGCAATAAGATTGCATTATATTGTTTTTTTGTTATTTTAAGTTTTGGCATTGTCTGTTTTCTATATAAATATTCATAAAAACCAAAAAAGCACCCCATTGGAGTGCTTTTAAGTTTATTTTATCTTTGAATTAGATGTTATCGAATGATGCACCTGTGTTCATGATTACGAATTCTACTTGAATGAATTCCAACGCTCTTGTTGGTTTCAAGAAGATTTGACCAGTCAATTGGTTTCTGTCGATATCTTCTGGGTCATTCGAAAGAACAACACGGAAATCAGTTAAACCTCTTTGAGTTCTGATGTTATCCAAGATTGGGTTAACAAGGGCAAGGAATTGGTTTCTAACCACCGCATCATTTTGTTCAAATAACAATCTGATTGAAACAGCAGAAATAAGTTTTCTTGCTTGTAGTAAAAGTCTTCTAACGTTGATTCTGTTAAGAGCAGATTCTTTAACTTGAAGTGTTTTATTACCCCAAATTTTGATACCATCACTAGTGAAGGTTGCAATTGGGTTTATACGATTATCGTATAACGCATCTCTGTCTGAAAGAGTTAATTTCTTACGTGCTTGAATAGCATCAACATCACCTCTCTGCATACCAGCAACAGCAAACCAAGGGAATGCGATATTATCAGTCAATGCGATATTTCTTACAACATCACGTGTAGGTGGTACATATATAAATACATTATTTTCAGAGTCGTTAATTTGAATCCATGGCCAGTAAGTACATGAATAATTACTATCATACATACCATCTAAATCACCGACAACACTTTCAATGCTAAGTACATCACCAGCACTATCAGTATCTGGAGTTGTTACTATATATAATGAATCAGCTCTATCTTTTTCAACCATATCTATTGTAGCTTCAACTAAATTTGAATTATCAAAGACATCAATTCCAGGTGTTGCAAACACATTAATATTCACAGCTTCTGGATTTTTGAATGTCCAAATAGCTTCTAAATATGCGTAGTAATCAGAGGTTATACCTAAATCACCATTAGTAAGTGTTCTGTTTGAAAACGCATCACTTGAAAGACCAGCAACACCATATGTTCCGTTAATAAGGAATCTATCAGTATTACTTCTTCTAGTGTTATAGATGTTCCAACCATCAAAACCACCGTAAGGTACAAATGTAAATTTACGTGCATATATTTTTTCATATGATGTACCAACAATACCAGCATCTGTTCTGAATTCAGCATCACCTACATCAAATAAGAAGATTGGACTATAAGTACCACCAGAAGAGTTAATTACTTCATAAACATTATCAATTGTTACACCTGTAGCATCAATGTCCATATGGAAACCGTTTGTCATACCAGTCCACATAAATGGGTTAGTAGTGGCTGGAACCCCTTTGTAATCAAAGAAGTCAGCATCAATACCAACAGTATTAGAAAGACCTAAATAGAATTTACGTTTGTTTTCAAATGCACTATACACTTGTTTATATAACATATCTGGGTTAACAACGGTTGAGTTTGAACTACCAGCTTGATAATTACGAATAGGGTAACCAACGAAACCAGCTGGGAATGCCTCTGAAGTATCAGATGTGTCATCAATATCAACAAGAACATAAGAAGATTTAGAAACGTATACACCATCAAGGGTACCAATTTTTCTACCAATGTAATTATTAGATGCTGGATTCATAGTACATCTTGAGAAACTCTCAAGTATTGTTGGTTGAGAATCTGTGTCATAGAAACCTCTAATTAAAACATCAAATTCTTTAGTATCTGGTTTAATATTAGTGATTGATATTTTGAATTGTTCATTAGCAGCATTACCATCAGAAATAGTATTGAATCTGAATAATCTTAATACTTTATTACCACGTAACTCAGATACAACATAAGGTGTTTGAGCTTCTTGGTATTGAGTTAAATAATCAGAATATTGTGTACCGTATTTAACGATTGTTTGTTTAATACCTCTTATTTTACCATCAGCGTTAAGTGTCTTAAATAAGTTTCCAAAAAATTCTTCAGTAAACAATGCAGTATTACCATCTTGTACTTCACGACCTAAAACTTTAGGTAAATAATTTACTTGAGTTTTATCCATAGATACTTGGTAACCGAAAACACCTTGAGTATTTGATACACCACTAAGATTAAATACACCAAGTGGGTTAGCTGTTGCACCAGAGAATGCTGGGTCAAACACAGGGCCATTAGTTGTACCAGTTATTTCGAATGCTGGTGACTGAGTAGTTACGTCAATAGTACCTCTTGAACGAAGTAAAGCAACCAATTGGTTTTCAACGTCAGCAAAAGCAGTACCAGAATAAGTAATTGTCTCACCTGTTGTTGTACCTGTTGTGTTACCACTAATATCAGTACCAGTAGCGTTAACATAAAGTGTATATGAAGCTCCGATAAATACGTTACCTGTTTTATAATAAATCGTTGGAACACTAGCTGTAGCACCAGTTGACGCTGTACCTAAGAATGAAAGTGAAGCGTTAACCAATGGACGAGCAACCGCATCACCTAATAAAGCAGTAATAGTTGCATCAGCTGACGTATAAGTCGCTGTTCCACCTGTTGTTACCGTAAACGATATAAGTGGGCTATAAGTAGTGCCTGTATTTATTGTTACTAAAGTTGTTTCATCTAAAGCACCATCAAGGGTAATTCCCCATGCTTGACCAGCATCATAACCAGAAAAACCAAGAACACGAGTTACAAATAATTGATTTGATTGTGATAAATATGATTTAGCTATGTAAGGTAATTCATATTTTGGTGCACCATTGTCTTTTATTTTAGTTGCGTTTAAACCACCAAAAAAAGATTGGAATTCACCATAATTACCTACGAATATAGGTTGAAATGCTGGTCCTAGTGTTGTTTCACCAACCAAGCCTAGTGTTGTTACACCTACTTGACGTGTTATAAATGATAAGTCTCTTTCTGAAGTATAAACACCAGGACTAACGAATACTTGATTTGCCATATTGTTTGTTGTTTTTTTTAATATTATTCTTTACTTTATTCTTTTGTTTATTATAAATATTAAGTTTTTTTCAAAAGTATTCTCTGTTTAAACATATCTGTAATATATATTTTAAAAAGTAGGTCTTTTATCATACTTTTGTCATACTTATAGTAAAATTGGTCAATGAAGAGGGATAAAAATTTAAAAATCACGTCTAATACGCATGAAATTCTTAAAAAATATTGTGAGAAGAATGGGTTAAAGATGTTTGCTTATGTCGAAAAACTTATTAAAGATGCGTGTGCAGCTAAAAAGGATTTATACGATGAATAATCTTTACTCCCAATATCCGTTTATCATAACATTACCTCTGTATAATAAAGATGCTGTTGGTGAACATACAGGTGTTTTAAGAATTATATGAAGATAAGTTCCAGCCTCAACAATTAATTGATTATTTGACATAATTGATGGTGATGAGTTAAACATAATCATTGGTCTAGCAGACGTTCCAATTACACCAGACGCTGCTATATATTGAATACCTAAACCAAGTCTTCTTGCTGCTCTTGTACCAGCAGTATCCGAATCAACACTCGCTAATGAAACGTCAGTTCCACCAACACCTATGGTCCATTGTAATGTTGTTCCAGTTACAGAAACAGTCGCACCAGATGTATATGTGTTTATATAAACATTAGTAATTACTAGTGTCTTGGCTGGTATATCAGCTGAACCAACTGGGTTCAAATAAGTAAATATAGCGTAATCATCTTCAGTTGCTGCTGTTGCTGGTATAGAAAAATCACCACCAAGTGTTGTATAACCAGCTATGGTATTATCAAGCGTTGTTAAAGTTATTGGTGGTGTATTATTTAATATGTTAGCACTAGTTGTACCACTAAGTGATTCTGGTTGACCGTCTGGTGTTGAAATAGAAGATTGCCCATTTGTAACGAATGTGGTTTTCCAATCTTTATTTAATTTAACATCACCAATTAGAACATTAAGACTAGAAATAGATACTTTAATTGGCGAAACAACCGAATTAGTGTTTTTATTTCTAAAAAATAAAGGTAACGAATTTGATGCTGATGTACAATAACCAGCAGTTGTTAATTGAACCGTTGTTGATGTAAAAACAACCGTAGTTGCTGTTGGTGTAATTTGACCAACCATCACATCATTAACCCAAAATTCAACATTATTATCTGTTATTGCAATTAAATAATCGTCATTAGCATTAACTATTGGTGTGTACATATTAATAACAGTTGTTTCAATACCACTGTAACTAACAACACCGTTTAACGTACCAGCAGAAGCTCTAAAAAATATACCATCTGTTGGTGTAGCAGTACCTGTAACTAAACCAAGACCGTATTCTATTACATTATTAGTTTGAAACGTGTTATCAAAAGCTGTTTTAAAATTAACATAAACTGGTGCGTTTTGATAAAGTGAAAAATATTTAAACGTTTTTAATGTAGAATAATCACCACTAGTACCAGTCTTATTAGCGTTTAAATGTAATGAACCACCAGATAAAACAATTGTTTGATTGGTAGTTGTTGCATTATATTTGGCATTGTTTAAAACACTATGGTTAAAGACATCTTGCCAAACAAATTTTTCTAGGTTTTTATTAAGTCTGTAATCCTGTGTAACATAAAATGGTCTTATGGTTTTATAACCTAAAACACTACCATCATCAACCTCACCAGCCATAACTACATAGCCAGTCTCAGATAAAACAGTTGGGGTGTTTACTGTCCAACCACTATTAGAATCAACATTTACTTCGTTGATATTATTTCCACCTTTAAATACAATTTCCATAATTTATTCCCAATAACCGTTAATACTAACCAGACCTCTTATTACTTGTGTAGCTGTAGCTGTTGCAATAGGTGATTTAAGTATTATATGACAATAAGTACCAGGTTCAACCATTAAAGGAGACGCAAATTTAGCATCAATATTTGGTGTTGAAACGTTACCAGCTGCCGTACCTATTGGCATTGATTGAATACCTAAACCAAGTCTTCTTGCTGCTCTTGTACCAGCAGTAGCTGAATCAGCCGTAGTTAAAGCTATGGCAGTCCCACCAACACCTATGGACCATTGGTGTACTGTTGCAGTTGTTGCTATTGCAGCAACAGTAACAATAGTATCTATTTTAACACCATTAATTACAAGTGTTTTACCTGGAATAGAAGAAGTTCCAGCTGGGTTTAAATAAGCAAATAAAATTAAATCAGTTTCAGCACCAGCTATTGCTGCAAATGAGAATTGACCACCAAGTGTTGCGTAACCAGCAACAGCATTTGAAAAAGTAGCGGCTACTGGTGCTGTGTTATTAACAAAGTTAGCTGTATATGCCGCTGTTGCACCATCTGGAGCTGAAATAGAAGATTGACCATTTGTAATCATAGAAGTAGCCCAATCCTTACCACTATCCATATCACCAAGAGTAATACCTAATTGAGCAATATTTAATTGTATTGCAGTACTTACAGCACCACTGTTATAATTTCTAAGTAACAATGGCAAAGCATTTGATTGACATGGGGAACCAAGACCAGACGGTGTATTAATAGCGGCAATTATAGTATCATTAACCCAGAATGTACATCTATCTTGGCCAATAGTTATTGCAAAGTGATAAACAACATTAGGTGATGGTGTAAATACATTAGCAACACTTGTTTCAGCACCATTGTTATTAAGAACAGCGTTTAATTGACCACCAACTGCTCTAAAGAATACACCATCTGTTGGTGTTGCAGTAGTTGTTGCATAACCAAGACCAAATTCTATTACATTATTTGCTTGAAGAAACGTTGAAAATTTAGCTTTAAAATCAACATATAAAGGGTATGTATTAAAAATAGAAAATGTTTTATATGTTTGAATCCTAGCAACGTTAGTTGCAGCAACAGCATTACCAGCATTTAAGTTAAGAAAACCATTGGCTAATGTAATTGTCGATACTGATGTTACACCTTGATATTTACTAGTATTTAATATAGCATGATTAAAAGTATCTTGCCAAAGAATCTTATCAATACCTGTTCTAAGACGATAATCTTGAGAAACATCCATTGGTCTAATTGTTTTTGTTCCAGTTACAGAACCATCATCTACTTCACCAGCGGTTAATACATAACCAGCACCAGATAGAACCATAGGTAAATTTACCTTTAAATTATTATTTGAGTCAACATCTGCTAAGATATTTGAAACTCCACCTTTTAAAATTACACTCATTTTTTTTTTGTTTTTATATAAATATCATATTAATATGATATTTTTATTGTTATTTTAATTTATTATTCTATATACTATGTTATAAACACCCCATGTTCCAGCATTAGCATATGCATTAATATTGAAACCAACACCATCAACAATATCAGTTTGGTCAACAATTAATTCTTCTAAGGTTGCTTCGCTGGCATCTGGATGGTTTGTTGATGGTACAAACCTAACCATGATTGTTGATGTGCTAGTTATATTACTATTACTTATAGCTGTTGTTGCAAAACTACTCTCACCACTTATTGATGATTCAAAATCAAGTGTTGATGTTCCAGAAAAAGCATGTGCAATACCAGTTAATTCAACACCACTTCCATAATAAGTTGTAGCGGATATTGTTGTGGCTGTAATACCACTATTTATCTGATTATTATAAACTATGTTTGGATTTAATTGTGCTTTATTAACAATGGTTATCTTTGTTGATGTATGAGCACTAATATTACTATCATTAACAATATTTGAACCTAAAGCATGTTGATGGTCAGATTTAGCAAAAGAATCAGCGGTACCAAGCTCATTAGATGTACCTACGTTAATAGGTGCTGCTGTTGATAATGGGTCAGACCCACTAGGTAAATGTCTACTAGCATGTGATGAAACAGTAACACCATCAACAGTACCAACATTAGTAATGTTATTGGTACCCATATTAAGATTACCAGCCATGTTTCTAACACCATCAGCTAATAAATACTGCGTATGGTCATCAGAACTTAAACCTAGTAAATTTGCATGCAATGAAGATGCGTTTACACCACCAGCTTTAAAACCAATAACTGGTCTAATATCTTCAAATTCAGTTATACCAGAAAAACCTTGTTTTATATATATGTTAGCTATTTGTGTTACAGAATCGCTAAAAAAAGAAGGTGGTGTTGGTAATAAAGCATCTTCAGTTTCAATTAATGTTGCGTATTCATTTTGACCAAGAACTAAAAAATATTTTTCATAACTACCACTACCAACAGTGTATAAAGTATGCTTTGTAAAATATCCAGCAGTTAAAGCTGATAACGAACCATTACCATCATAATAAGCGTTGTTAACAACAGTTGTTGCTGACGTATTCCATCCACCAACACCATCTCTATAGTATTGTATAAATGATAAGTCAGTGCCACCAGATGGTAAAAACTTATTGGTTGAATAATAATACTCACCAGCTGTAGCATCAATATGGAATTTTGTTGCGTTTTCAGTAACAATAGACCCAAAAGCATATATAGAACCTAAACCTTCTCTAAAAAGTGATGAAAATCTATTCGCAGTATGGTCAGCATTAACTGGAGTCAAGTCAATAAATCTAACAGATGTTAAATCTGTAACAACTCGACCTAAAATAATATTATTTTCCGAAGGTGGTAAGGAACCAGAATTAGATAAAATACTATTTTCATTAAAATATAAATAATTATTTGTATTTGCTGAAAGAGTTATGTTAGAAGCACTCCAATTAATTCTTCTAATAATACCACTATTATCAGATTTTTCTAAATAACCAAAACCTGTATCTGATTGTATTGTAGTTCCACTTACAACTGATAAAGTACCACCACTAATTAAACCCATAGTACCACCACGGAAAACTAGTGTACTAAGGTCAGTGTGAGAACCATCTTGGAACGTTACAGATATTTTTCTAGTGATATCAAACTCTCCATCATTAGCATCTAAAAATGACCAATATACATTTTCACTAGCAGTATAAACTTTTTCATGGTCAGAACTACCACCAAAAGTACCAAAAGTAGAAGGGTTTTCAATATATAAATCCCAATCACAATTAACAACACTAGTATTATCAATATCAAATCTAACAGGTAAACCTATATTAGGGTTTCTAACACCATAAGTAAAGCCATCAATAGTTGTTGTACTTGAATTTAATGTTCCACCACTTTCAATTAAAAATGCTGTTGAACCAGATACACCATTAGATGAGGCATCACCAACAAAAATACTAAGTGTACCACCGCTACCTTTAGCATAGTTACAAATTGTAACACCAGTTCCAGTTGGAAAATTATAATAATTCTCCATATTAGCCAACGCTTCAAATCCATTATTACCAATTGCTTTTGTTCCATAAGAATAAGAACCATTAAAATCTAAATACTCACCATAAAATATTGTATCTTTTGTATCAGATTCAACCCAAACATTAGTATCACAATCAGTAAATGAAACTTTATGTGCTTGTCCATAATCACCAATATCATAAGCATAAATACCAGCATAACCACTAGGTGCACCAGATAAAGATAAAAATGATAACTCATTGTTCTGACCAATCTTAATAATATGTTGCGTATTGCCACTAGGTACTATTTCTGTTGTTAAGATGTTACTACCCTCGATACTAACATAAGGTTTAGTTGTTAAATCTATTTCTCCTTCACTAAACCTACCAGGACCAATAGATACTAAAAATCTATTACTAGCTGATGAACCAGTAATCGAGTCAACCGCAGATTTAATAGAAGTAAAATCACCACCTTTTTTATCGACACTTATAATTCTAGGGTCTTGATTAACTTCATATAAAGGTGCGTTTATATTAATTAGTGTTTTAGAATAATTATCAGTGCCTTGTATTTTACCAGTAGCACCAGAATGTATTATATTAACATCTGTTGTACAGTTTTCAAAATTAAGTGCAATAGCTTCAATACTTGGAGCTGAACCTGTTTGTGGTGCATAAATACCTGTTGCCCATCTTTGAAAATTAACAGCTGTTAATCTTAATGAACCACCATTTTCAACCCAAAATGCAGTACCAGCAGCAGTACCAGTTGATTTGGTTAATAAACAACCATTAACAATAAAAGCACAACTTGGTTGGTCAGCTTTAGCAAATATTAACCCAGTTGTTGTTGTTACACCACCATTAGTTGATGTAACATTTCTTAATTGCATTCTACCAATACCAGAACCATCATTTGTAACATAGAAACCTAAGGTAAAAGGATATCCACCATATTTTACATTAGAACACTGCATAATACAATTACCACCACCAGTACCAACTGTTTTAGCATGTGTATAGTTTTCACCAAATCTAACATTCTCTACATAAAAAATTGCATTTAATTGTGGTGTAGTTGATGATGAATAAACAACAGCTGCTACGCTAGTTCCAGTACAACCTTGAATTTGAACATCACTAATCATTGATTGGTCTGCTCCTAAGATTAACGTTGCATTAGGATTATTTGCTTGTATGATTGTATTTGTTTCACTCTCACCAATTACATCAACATATGATTTCATGGTTATGGTGTCTTCATAAAAAACACCTGGACCAACCTTAACAACATAAGTATTAGCTGAAGTAGCACCTGTAATGCTATCAACTGCCGACTTAATAGAATAATAATCAACACCAACACTACCAGATAAACCAACTCTTACCAAGTTAATAATATTCGTAGTGCTACCTGTACTAAAACCACTTACATTAAATGTACCACCTGTATTATTTATAAATGTAGCACTACCATTAGAGTATGTACCACCAGTTACTGTTATATCAATTGGTAAACCAAAATATGTTGTAGCTGATATAGTAGTAGCTGTTAAACCGTTTATAAAATTAGTTGGGCCAGTAACTGTTCCACCACTGAATGAACTAGCACCACCAGCAGTACCAATAACAACATTACCACTTGAATCAACACCTAAATTATATAAGCTTGTTGTTGAACCAATTGTTTTAATATTAAGATTAGAAACATAAACAGTATTATCAGTGATGCCAGTAATATTATCACCTAATACGATAGTGCTATTACCACTAGCAGTGCTACCACTACCATGTACAAATGAATTAATACCATTTGCGATAGTATAACTACCACTAGCGTGACTTGATTCACCGCTAGCTGTTGTATTTTGACCTTCAGTATGACTTGCATAACCACTTGCTATTGTACCATAACCTTCAGCATGACTTCCAGAGCCACTAGCTGTTGTCGAATCACCTTCGCTATGACTATAATTACCACTTGCTCTTGTATATGACCCCTCAGCATGACTTCCATAATCACCACTTGCTGTTGTACCATCTCCTTCGGCATGACTTGCAGCACCACTTGCTACTGAACTTTGTCCTTCAGAATGACTATAATTACCAACAGTTGTTGTTAAATAACCCTCAGCATGACTCACTTCGCCACTTGCTGTTGTTTCTTGACCTTCAGCGTGACTAAAATCACCTTGAGCTGTTGTAGTATTACCTTCAGCATGACTTGCATCACCAACTGATGTTGAACCATATCCTTCAGCATGGCTTCTACCACCAGTAGATATTGTATCTTGACCTTGAGCATGACTTGCAACACCAGTAGCAAGTGTATTTTGACCTTGAGCAAATGAATAATTAGCAATTGCATCAAGACCACTATCATTTTTTGTTTTAACAGAATACAAACCTGTTGAACCAGATATAAAATATGTATCACCAGTAACAAAACCACTTACACTAAACGTACCACCTGTATTATTAGTAAACGTAGTACTACCATTTGAATATGTACCACCAGTCACCATTACATCAACAGGTAAATTATAATAAGTTGTTGCACTAACGGTACTAGCACTTATACCAGTCGCATTAGCTGTAAAGCTAGGTGTTTTTATAGTAGTTGCTGATACGGTAGTAGCACTTACACCAGTTGAATTAGCTGTAAAGCTATTTGTTTGAAGTGTTGTACCAGAAATATCACCATCAGCTCTTATAAATGATGTTGTATTTCCAGCAGCGTTAATACCTTCTAATAAATTAGTTATATTATCAGCATTTCCAGTACCATTCTTTATACTAAGTCCATCTAGTATTGCGTTGATAACTATTTCTGGTGTTGTTGAGTTATTATATGCTTGTTGAAGTGTTGTTGTTGATAAACCACCAGTTCCACCAAAACTTTCACCAAATTTAGAAACTAGTGTAAATTTAGCGTAATCAGTGTTGGTTAATGGTTGACCATCAGCAACAATATCATTTCTAACAGAAAGAACACCAATAAGTATACCAGTAGACTCTACGTTAGGGTAAGGTATAAATGTTTCAGATTGTATATT